AAGGTTTTTTGCACTTGCTTATAGACGGCAAGTGCTTTTTTCTTACTCAAAATATCGGCTATGAGAGCGAGGTGAACCTAATGGCAAAAGGTAAATATGAATACTGGTTAACACCTGAGGGCTTACTGAAACTGGAAGCCTGGGCGCGAGATGGCTTGACGGATGAACAAATCGCCTCCAATGCTGGCATTACAGCTAAGACACTTTATGAGTGGAAAAAGCAATATAGTGAGATTTGTGAGTCCCTAAAAAGGGGAAAAGCGGTTGTTGATATTCAAGTGGAGAATGCTCTTCTTAAACGCGCTTTGGGATATTCTTACGAAGAAAAGAAGGTAGAGGTCGGTGAGGAAGGGACAAGGGTTACTAAAACCATCAAAGAAGTAATTCCGGATACTACCGCTCAGATATTCTGGCTGAAGAATCGGAGGCCTGACCGATGGCGAGATAAGCAGGACATTGAGCATAGCGGCCAGATAGGAGGGGTGATGATAATTGACGACATCCCAAAGTCAGACACAAGTTAGGCTATCCGACCTAATTGCCCCTTCCTTCTATGACCTTCACCGGGATATTGCAGAGCATCGGCATACGCATTATAAACTTGCTGGTGGCCGGGGCTCCACAAAATCATCGTTCATCAGCTTAGAAATCCCTCTGGGGATGATGCAGGACTTGCAGGCCAATGCCATTGTAATGCGTAAGGTAGGGCGGTTCCTGGAGGAATCTGTATTCCAACAGCTTATATGGGCAATCAATGAGCTTGGTGTGGCAGATAAATGGAAAATCCGATATTCGCCATTGAGCCTGACATACATACCGTATGGAAATAAGATAATCTTCCGTGGAGCGGATGACCCGCAAAAGATTAAGTCCGTGAAGTTGGCAAACGGCTACTTTAAGTACATCTGGTTCGAGGAGCGGTCAGAGTTTGATGGAGAGGAAGAAGAACGAACAATTCTTCAATCATTACTGCGCGGCGGTTCGGAATATGTTGTTTTTTATTCCTGGAACCCGCCAAAGTCCATGAACAACTGGGTGAATCAAGACATCCTCCAGAGCCGGGATGATACTATCGTCCACCACAGCGATTACAGAACTGTGCCGCCTGAATGGCTGGGAGAGCAGTTCTTCGTTGAGGCAGAATCACTCAAAGAGACTAAGCCGAAAGCATACGAGCATGAATACCTTGGAATTGCCATAGGAACCGGCGGACAGGTATTTGAGAATGTGACAGTCAGGCCCATCACAGAAGAAGAAATGACGCAGTTTGATCGAATTTATCAGGGACTTGACTTCGGCTTTGGAGCAGATCCAGCTGCTTATATGAAAATGCATTATGACAGGACGCGAAAGCGTCTTTTCCTGTTTGGCGAAATATACGGGACCAGAATGGGAAATACAAGGCTTGCGGGTAAAATTAGGATATACAATCCACTCAACAAAGTAGTGACAGCAGATAGCGAGGACCCGCGGTCCATAGACGCCCTGAATGAATTGGGGCTTCGGGTTGTGGGCGCAAAAAAAGGACCAGGATCTGTCGATTTCGGAATGGAGTTTTTAGCCGATGAAGTAAATGAAATCATTATTGACCAGCATCGCTGCCCGAATGCAGCCAGGGAGTTCACCGGATATGAATTGGAGCAGGACAAGAACGAGAACTTTAAAGGCAGCTACCCAGACAAGGACAACCATACCATAGACGCTGTCCGATACGCTTTGGAGAGTGTGATGACCAGACGGAAGGCGAAAGTAAGAAAAAAATCCGCTTACGGTTTACATTAAGGAGGTGATGTCATGTATGTATACACAATGCCGCGAGACTTATGGGATGAGCTGGATCCGGACAAGCAGGCTATACGAACACTGATATCAAAACATCTGCGCGAGGCACGGCGGCTGAAAAAACTTATGAAATATTATGAGGGACAGCACAAGATACTGACGGAGGATCGCAAGAACAAGCTGGTATGTAATCATGCAAAGGATATCAGCGATACAGCAAGCGCCTATTTTATCGGGAACCCGATTAGCTATAATAGTGATGATGATATTACAGACCTGATGGTAGCATTTGAGGCTGCCGGGGCGGATGAGGCGGATGGAGACAATGGCTTGGACTTATCTGTGTATGGCCGTTGCTATGAGTATATCTACCCTGCAGAGGGCGAGACATACTTAACGATTAAGAACCTGTCCCCGGAAAATACCTTCATGGTCTATGATGATACCATAGAGCAACGGGAACTATTTGCGGTCTACTATTATGCCAGGAAGGATGATTCAGACAAGGCGCAGACTGTCTATGTTGCCACTGTATTGACACAGCATTATAAATGGGTGCTGAATATCGAAAATATTGACGGCCCGCAGGCTTTACTGGAAGAACCGGTGCCGCACTATTTTGACGAGATACCGGTGGTCGAATACCTGAATAATAAGCTGTCAATCGGTGATTTTGAACTGCAGATACCGCTGATCGACGCATACAATGCGCTGATGAGCGACCGCATTACCGACAAGGAGCAGTTTATAGACGCCATCCTTGCCATCTATGGTGCTATGCTGGGGGATCCGGATGCTGAGGACGAGAATGGTAAGACAGCCAAGGAAAAGGTCAAGGAGGATAAGTTACTGGAACTGCCAAAGGACTCCAAGGCGGAGTATCTTACCCGCACCTTTGATGAGCAGGGGATAGAGGTGCTTAAGAAGGCCATAGAACAGGATATACATAAGTTTAGCCATATTCCATGCATGTCAGACGAGGCTTTTGGTGGGAATGTTTCCGGGGTGGCTATGGAGTTCAAACTGCTTGGAATGGAGAACATCACCAAAATCAAAACCAGGTATTACAAAAAAGGCCTGCGGAAACGACTGCGATTATTTAGCGGATGGCTGTCTAAGAGCCGATCTGTAAATATCAATGTATCCGGTATCACACCAACGCTTACACGTGCTATGCCGAAGAACCTACTGGAGATTAGCCAGATTGTTGCAAATCTCTGGGGCAAGGTCAGTAAAAAGACTCTGCTGTCTCAAGTGCCGTTTGTGGATGATGTGGATGCAGAGCTCTCCGCGGTGGAGGCGGAAGCAGAAGTGGCAATCAAGCAGCAACAGGCCATGTTTGGAATTGGTAATAATACGCCGCCTGAGGAAGAGATAGATGAGTAGCCAGTTATACTGGGAGCGCCGTAAGGCCCAGCGTATGTTTGAGTATATGCAGTCTGCGGAGGACACGGCGGACGAGATCGCGCAGCTATACTACAAGGCGTCCGGCTACCTCACCCACCAATCGAATCAGATTTTCGAGAAGTTCCTGACGAAGCATGGCTTGTCGGTGGCCGACGCCTATCGGCTCCTGAATACGCTACAGGATCGTGGATCGTTGGATGAGCTGAAAATGGTACTGGCTGTAACCAAGGATCGACAGGCGCACGCGGACCTGCTGGCAGAACTGGAGGCCCCCGCGTACCAAGCACGCCTGGAACGGTTGAAACAGCTACAGAACGAGCTTGATCGGACTATGGTCACGATATACGGGCAGGAAAAGGCCAGAAATACCGTGCATTATGTGGATCTGGGCCGGGAGGCTTATTACAAGTCCATGTTCGACATTCAGCAGCGGGCAGGAGCGGCATTCGATTTTACAGGCGTAGACCGGGAGCTGATCGACCGAGTGATGAACAGCAAATGGTCGGGGATCAATTACAGCAACCGGATCTGGAACAATACGCAAGCGCTGGCCCAAGGCTTGAAAGAGGAGCTGCTGATCAACCTTGTCACCGGCCGAACAGAGCGCGAAGTCGCGGAGGCGATTGCCAATAAGTTCGGTCAGGGAGCCAGTAATGCTCGTCGGCTGGTCAGAACTGAATCTTGCTACCTGGCGAATCAGATGGAAATGCAGAGCTACGAGGCCGCAGGAATCGAAACATACATCTATGTGGCGACGCTGGACCTGCGCACATCGGAGGTGTGCCGGGAACTGGACGGGAAGCGCTTTCCGGTATCCAAGCAGGAACCGGGGAAGAATTGCCCGCCCATGCACCCGTGGTGCAGATCCACAACAATATGCGACGTATCGCCGGAGGAACTGGCCCAGATGAAACGGCGGGCAAGGGACCCGAACACCGGGAAAACCGACACCGTGCCAGCCGATATGACTTATGAACAGTGGTATGCCAAGTATGTCAAGGGACGGCCGGAAGCGGAACAAAAGGAAACAATGCTGCAGAACCGCAGAGCCGATCAACAACAATATGATAAATACAAGGCAATATATGGCAAGGACGCACCGGATTCCTTTGCAGATTTCCAGAAAATGAAGTACAATAATAGTGAGAAATGGAGTGCACTTAAGGATGGAAAGCAGGACCGTATCAACCAGATGGAGTTTTCTGAGATGGGAGATTTGGTTGGAAAGCTGGGGAATAAGGAAACGCGAATGTGGTATAAGGCTCATGATGAGAAGATTCCTGATATGATTGACAGAACCCTTCCCATTGAGGAACAGGCCAAGCAAGCCTGTCGCCTCAGAAATGAGAATCGGACAAATGCAAGGGACCTCATGCGTGACCAGGAAACACGGCGTAAACTGGATGAGGAGCAGCCAAATAAGACGTTTGAAGAGTTGATAGACAGCAAAATGGAACGTAAGGGAATGACCTATGAGCAGGCTGTTGAGGACATCATAAAAACTTCCAGAAAGACAAACAAGCAGGTAAATAAATCTTTGGGATTGGAGTGATAAATATGTTTGAGTATCAAATATGTAATGTGGCAGACGATGAGATATTCAGAAAGCAGTGTGCTGCCATCGAAAAAAACATTGTACCGTTATCCAAAGAGAAACTGCTGGAAGATGTGGATGGAACCTTAATCCAGACGTATGATTATACAGGAGCTAGGATTAAGGTATACAGTGACCATTTTATTAATGAAGTATATGTAAAAAGTGAAATAGAGCTAACGCAGTTCTTTGGTACCACCGGTCAATGATGGCTGGTGGTATTTTGTTGGAATAACTGAGGAAACGGCACGCAGGATAATCCTGGGTGTTATTTTTGTGCAATGGTCCGGGCGGATGAACGGACTGGGGCGGAAAGGATAGAAAGCATGAGAAAAGAAAATATGTATATCCCCATGAATTTGCAGCTGTTTGCAGCAGGTGAAGGTGGAGACGGCGCTGGGGCTGAAGGCGGCAATGGCGACGGAGCCGGGGCAGAAAAGGGCGCAGAAGGTGGAGATGGCGGAAAGGCGACAGATCCGCCGTCATTCGACGACCTATTAAAAGGCGGCCATCAGGCGGAGTTTGACCGTCGGGTCCAGAAAGCCGTCAACACAGCGCTAACAAAAGCGCAGGAAAAGTGGCAGGCCCTTACTGATGATAAACTGTCGGAAGCTGAGAAACTGGCCAAAATGACGAAAGAAGAAAAATCTCAGTACCTGCAGCAGAAAAAAGAGAAGGAACTGGCCGACAAAGAGGCTGCTATCACTCGCCGGGAACTGATGGCGGAAGCCAAGAACATGCTGGCTGAAAAGAAACTCCCTGCGGGGCTTGCAGAAGTGTTGAATTACACCGATGCGGAATCATGTAACAAGTCAATGGTAGCGGTGGAGAAAGCCTTCCAGGAGGCCGTACAGGCTGCCGTGGAGGAGAAACTGAAAGGCGGTACACCGCCGAAGAAAGCACCATCAGGGAGTGATGATGACCTGGCAAAACAGGTGGAAGCCTTGATGATGGGATTATAAGAAAGGATGAAATAATACTATGGCAATTAACACATTAGCAACAGCAACATTATTCCAGAATACCCTGGACAAGGTAGCAATCAGGGAAGCGGTCACCGGTTGGATGGACGCCAATGCTGGCCAGGTAATTTATAACGGCGGCGCTGAAGTTAAAATCCCGAAGATGAGAGTCCAGGGGCTGGGAGACTATGACCGGGACAACGGATATCAGCAGGGTGGCGTAACGCTGGAATACGAGACCAGGAAGATGACCCAGGATAGAGGCCGTAAATTCCAACTTGACCCTATCGACATCAACGAGAACAATTTTGTAACCACGGCGGCGGCCGTTATGGGAGAATTTCAGCGTGCGTTTGTGGTACCCGAGATTGACGCCTACCGTATTAGCAAAATTGCCACGGAAACCATAGCGGCAAAAAAGGCGGGTATGGTTTCTTATGGCTATACGCCGGGAGCTACGGGTACTTCGGCCCTTCGGAAATTGAAAGAAGGTATCAAGGCTATCCGCGAACTGTATAATGGGCCGCTGGTGATCCACGCCACGCCGGACATGATTATGGAGTTGGAGTTTGAACTGTCCGGAAAGATTAAGAATACTACATTTTCAAAGGGGGGAATCAATACCGCAGTTCCGGCTGTGGATGATGTGCCGATTCTTTCCACTCCGTCCAACCGTATGTACACCACAATTACGCTTTATGATGGAAAGACTGAGGGCCAGAAAGAGGGGGGATATGTAAAAGGAACCACGGCAAAGGATATCAACTTCTTTATCTGCCCGCGCACTACTCCGATTGCTGTAACCAAACAGGATATCATGCGTATCTTTGACCCTACAATCAATCAGAAGTTAAATGCCTGGCAGATGGATTACCGTCGCTTCCATGATATTTGGGTACTGGATAATAAGTTGGACAGTGTCTACCTAAATATCAAGGACGCTGAGCCGTCGGCATAGGGATGAGGATAACTGATGAGGTTAATAAGGAATAATGTAGAGCGGATTGTTGACAGTGAGAACCAGGTTGAAAAGCTCAAGCGTCAGGGGTTTAGAGCTGTTGATTTTGAAGCGGATGGAGTGCGTGTATCAAACCAGACGGTTGAGCTTGGGAAAAGGAAAGTCGATGAGCTTAGGGAGCTGGCAGAGAAAAACGGCATTGAAGGAGCAAAGAGCTTGACCAAATCGGAGCTTTTGGCTGTCTTAAAGGATGTGATCTGATTGACAGACATTGAAAAGTTGAAATTGTTGACCGGAGAGAGCGATGACAAGTTGCTCTCCCTGCTGTTGGAGGACGCGACGGAGTTTGTGCTGGCCTACACCGGCCGGTCCCAAATCGTGACCGGTATGGAAAAGAC